ACCAGGTGAATACAGATAAGTATCAATATTACCTGCCTGTTTAACAGCACTATAAAAATCAGTAGCATATTTTATTTGTGAGAATTTAGGTAACTTTGACCAATTATCATATGCCCTGCAATAATCTTCATATACATGTTCAATTAAACTATTATACATCATACAATCCTTTCTCACCATAAAGTTGAGCAACGAACTTCATCTTAATCTTTGGTGTATCGAATTCAATATTATTTAAATTCATTGCAATTTGAACTTGTTTAAACATATTGTTCATAATATCTTGTAATACATTAATCTTATTTGTTCTTATATCAATCATCTGTACCTGATTTGCATTATCTACTTTTGCAATGATAACAGGATTCTTACCTTCATTATACATCTTTAAGAACTTTTCGACAGTAACTCTATCATCTCTGGTTGCACCAGTCTTCAAAAATCTTATCGCAAGAACATTTGAACCGTAACTATTTGCAATCTTTTCAAATTCTTTAGGTGTAATATGTTCAACAACTTTTGAATTATTACCTAATTTCTTGTGTACTAGAGATAGATACTTATTAATACTATCACTCTTAACTCTTGTTTCTTTTAATGCATTAATAATATCTTCATCTGAAGTTGTGATATCTTCATCATCAATGAATTGTATTATTGTACCAACAATATCTTCTTGTGTTCTAGGTGTCTTTACATACTTATCATCTTCTTCGTTCTCATTAATCTTGTAAACTTTCTTCCAGTAGTTTGCAGACTTACCTTCTGTTGCAAAAAACTCTACTAACACAACATAGATTGTCTTTTGTTGCGTTCCTTTGTGAGCAGTGTATCTATGAAAACCTGTTTCTAAATTGTACGCATCTAAAACTTCTTGTGTTACAACAGGAGGGTCGTAATATTCAGGTTGATAGTCACCATCTGTAATTAGTTTCTCTAACTTTGCAATTGCACCAGGACTTGTCTGACCAAATCTAACAGAGTTCTTATTCTTTGTATTTGTAATCTTTGTAATATCTAAATCAGGTATAATCTTAATGATTCTCATACCTTTTGAACTTGGTGTTTTTGCGTTTATTTTCATAGTGTTTCTCTTATTTAATTATTAACGAATCAGTATACTATTATAGTAACATACCTATAGGGGTTAGTCAAGACATTTATTAACTAAATGCAATTAAACTTAGTAATAAACTATTCAATGAGAACCCAATTGCATTAGATACAATGTATAGTACATCTCTAGCGTATATTGCCCTTATTAAGAATAAAAACAACCCTAACCACACAATTAATATGAAGTTTAATGGTGGTAGATTAGTTGACCATCCCATTAGAACAGATATTGATGTTGGTGCAGTTGCACCGTGAATGAGTATCATTCCAACCCAACCACATAATTCTGGTATTTTTTTCATCATAGTATATCCTTTTGTTAGTGTTTCGAATCAGTATACTATTATAATAACACATCCTACAGAATATACAAGCAAAAAATGGTAAAAAAAAGGGTAGTATTTCTACTACCCTTCTAAGTGTAAAGTACGAGAGAGAGTTAATCTTCGTCTGCTAATTTACTAAAATATGACATTGTATCGTCATTATCACTAGCATTTGAAGTGACTTCATCACTTTTTACTACAGTTTCAGTCTTAGGTGGGAGGTCTGTTTGACTAACGTCAGTAGCACTTCTCGAACCCATAATTGTCCTATTCAGTTTCTCTTTGAGTTCATCATAGGATTTAAAATTACTAGGGTCAGAGAAATCTTTTAGAGGATATTGTTTCTGCCATATTGCTTTTATCTTTGCGTCATCTTCAGCAACAGGTGTTACACCCTCAAATTCTGATTTATCATAGTTCCAATAACCATCAACTTTTCTAATCTTCAGTTTAAAGTTTGCACCTTTCCAGAAGTCAAAAGGGTTGATTGGTGATTCATCTTCAAATTGTGGTTTCATTGCTTCTGTAATCTTATCAAATATCTTTTTACCGAATTTGTATAAGAACACTTTACCCTCGTTCTCTGGTCTTTTAGGGTCACTCACAACATAGACATTTGCGTAGTATGATAACTTTCTTTTTCTCTTTCTTGCAATCTCTTTATCAGAATCTACACCAGTATTCCAGAGTCTTGAGTTCTCTTCTGAAACAGGATCTTTTTGATTAAGAGTTGTAAGAGAGTTTTCGATAAACCAACCACCAGGTCCTTGAAATGCATGTGACCATAATCTAACCCATGGCATATCTTCACCTTCAGATGCAGGTAAAAATCTTAATACTGCATAACCATTACCTGATTTATCGAGTTCTGGTTTCCACAGTCTATCGTCTTGATATTTACTCTTATCACCTTTATTATCTTCTGTGTTTAGTTTTTCGTCTAATGCTTTGGTTAAAGCATCAAAGTTACTAGATGATTGTTTTAATGTTTCGAAATCCATATATTCTCCTTATATTATTATATTCGTGTTACCTATATTATCGGTATCATTACTATTTATACGATTCATAATGTGTACTACTATATCAAAATTACCACTTATTGTCAATGCTCCTTTGTAATTGTTCATATGTAATATACACTAAATTTTTATGACTTCTTAATTCTGGTTGTAGTCTATTTACTCTACAATTGTTATCAATAGGTTCTCTGTTTACTTTGTAAAATGCTATATCGGGATTTTCTTTTATAAGTGCGTTTAATTGTATCAACCAATTATTTGACGGTGTTTCTTTATGTGATACACCACCGTAATTAGGTGTACCTTTGTACATATTATTGATTAAATGTGTCTTACTATTTAAATCGTGTCCTATTAAATAAACTTGTTGTGGTTCTTCGTTCTTTACAGCAAACCATATAGCAGTACAACCTGCCGCCCAACCTAAATCTTGACCACCTTGTTCTTTTTTAATACTCTTGACTTTATCATTTTCAACCCATGTTACTTTTGCTTTGAATGATTCTTGATACTGTTTTAATTTTGCTGGATTCTTTTTAACTTGTTTTGCAAACTGATATAGTGCAGGTCCACCCATAGCAAACTTAGTGCTATTACCTTTTTTATTTACTGTCAATAAATTTAGACTTTTTATAAAATCAATCATCTCTTTATCTTCAGTACCATAAACTGTTAGGTTGAAAATACTTTCATCATGTAAGTGCCAATTTCTAAAGTAACACTCGTTATTGTATGCATATCCACTATGATATATTTCGTGTATGATACCTTGGTCAACTGCAATCAATACGTCAGGTGTATAATCTCGATATAGAGCATTACACCCATATATTTTGCCATGAGGTTTTAGTGTGTCTAAATTAACGCCCTTTCTACTCTCACCATTACCTATACAAAATACTCTTTTCATTCATTCTCTAACAAATATTTACTACTAACAGGAAACTGGTCTTTCATATGATGTGCTATATCTCTTGTAACTTCAGTTGTTTCTTGTTGAGCATCTGGTTTATTTCTTAAATTACACACTCTAGCAAAAGCATATAATGTGCCTGACCATATCCACTCTGTCATCATACATTGAGGTAATATCATTCTTGCTAACTCTGGTGCAATATTACTATCTAACATATCTTGATACATCTCTTTTGATTTCTTAATCAAAGGTGTGATATCATATTCTACCTCTTTATCTGTAGAACCTTGTTTTTTGTTTTCATGTTTTTCTCTCCATAAAAATGGTACATAAAACTCTGGGTCTGTGTCAATATATCTACGACTTACTTCGTTCCACACTAATCCTACTTGATGTTTAACTAACTGTCTTGCAACAAAAATAGGTGCTTTTATTCTAAATTGTAATGAACCGTGACCAAAAGGTGACCAATGATTATGATTTGCTAGGTACTTAATTAATTTCTCATCATTATCTTGCATTGTTTCATGTTCTTTTGCAAATGAAACTCTTGCAGAATTAACAACAGATAAATCAGAACCCATTTTATCCATCAATGTGACTTGTGTCATATAGGTAACTTTCCCACTTTTGGTAAGAAGTTTAAATCTCTTGCTTCTGATTCTATCTTTTCTTTTAAAACTTTTGATATAAATTTACCTACAGTTTCTATCTCTATATCATTTTCTTCACAATAAAAAACAACTGCGTCCATATATGACATATCTCGTTTCTGTCTTTTAATTTTTTCTACTTCACTATAAAATTTAACACTATTCATGGGATTTTATTCTCTTCCAGGTTAAGTTGCAATATGCACATTGTTTTGTTTCACCAACCTTGAGATGATAATAAACCGTAGGGTGACTATCATCTTGACCTGAACACTCTACTTTTGCCCAATCAATCTCAATGACATGGTTGTAGTGATTTCCAAAACTATCTTTTGACATACTATGTTATAGCACCTTTTTTTAAATTTGTCAATGTTGTATTTAACACATCATAATATTCATCTGTTGCATTTAAAGGTGCTATTAGATGATATGGTTTTTCTCTTTTAGTGCTAAAAATAATACCAGCATTTGATTGTATTTCAAAATCATTCTTCTCAAATATTTCTGTAATTGTCTTTCTGATATTATCGAACTTATCAAAGTTTAATTTTTCAAGATAATGTAACATACTCATAATACCTGGTTGAAAAAAAGAATATGTATAACCATGATCCCAATTAAAATCTTCACCTAATGCTTCGTCAATATAACTATCATAACAAGTCATTGATAATGGAAAATGACCACCAGTGATTGCTTTGCCCATTGTAAATATACTTGGTCTAAATGATGTGGTTTCCCATCCAAAAAACTTACCTAATTTACCACCACCCATGAATATATCATCTACAATTATAGGTATATCGTACATAATTCTTATGATATCTAAATTCTTCCAAAACTGTGTTGTGTATGGTTTTAATTTTTTAGCATAAGTATGTGTTTCTACTATGATACATGCAACTTTTTCTAAATCAACTGTTTTTGTAATATCATCATTTCTATCTAGTATTCTACTCCAATTATATTTTGGTACTCCATAAAATGGGTCTTCATTAAATAAAGTATTACCAACTGATTGAGTTAGATATGTTGAACCGTGATAACTACCATCAAAACTTAATATGACTTTTCTTTTATCATTACCTTTTTTCTGATTATATGCAAATGCTAATTTGATAGCACCTTCATTTGCATCACTACCTGATAGTGCATAGAAACTTTTAAATCCACCACTCATTTCTTTTATTTTTGTTGCTAACTCAAAACTTCTACTGTTTAGATATAGTTCTTCTGAAGATAGAAAGTTCTCACCAACTTCTGGTAGTTCAGATAGTATCATCTGACTTTGTATTTTTGTTATAAAATCTAGTTGTTTATATCCTAGAAGATAGCAACCATAATGTAAATGTGGGTCTAATTGTTTCTTACCATCAACAATTCTACCATAATCCCAATATCTATTTACTGAAGATTTATTATTTACATTCACATCTACCTGATAACCAGGTATTAATCCATCAAATCTCATAATATTAAGTTAATTTTAAGTTATGTCAAATTTTACACTAAATGCTGTTTGATATGATGAGTCATCAATATTTCTTTGATTTGCCTCAATCTCAAAAGATAATGCATCAGAACCATTCCAAGTATGTGCGTGAGTTCCCATTTGTTTCTCACCAGTTACAAATGTATCTGATGAATGTTTCTCTACACCGTTTAGTTTGAATTTTATCCAATCATCAAAACTATCGTTATCAATAGAGTCTTCTAATGTTGTTGAATCTGTAGTTTCATTAATTGATGCTACTAAATTATAACTTGTACCACCTTGTGGTGATAATACAACATTGTATATTGACACAATCTCATTACCTTCGATTGATGTGTAAAATCTTGAATTAAAAGTAGTATCTTTTGTTAAGTCTAAATCAAATGTACCTTGTCTAATT